CTGGACACCTCGCAGACTTTCAGCACCGCAGGCACCTACACCATCAGCGCAGGGAACCTGTCAGAGTCAGTCGCCTAAGCCATGGCTGGGCTGTTCACCCTTGACAGCGCCACGCTTGGCGTTCTGGGTGAAGATGTCCTGGGTGGCCAGGGCACCGGGTTCGTTGTCGGCTCCAATACGAGCGCGGGCAGCGTCACAGGTAAGCAAGGCTTCAGCGGTTCTGTCATCGGTGCGTCATCGAGCGCAGGCACGGTCACCGGTGAACCGGCTCGGCTAGGCAGCGCATCGGGCAGCACGACGAGTGCAGGCACGGCGACAGGCATCGCTGCGCGGTTCGGTTCCGCGACAGGCTCACAGACCAGCGCAGGAAGCGCTACCGGCACCGAGAACGCGACAGGAACCGTCACGGGTGGGCAGACCAGTAGCGGCAGCGTTAGTGGCTCAGCGGCCCGCAATGGCAACGTGGTCGGGTTCAGCGTCAACGGCGGCGCTGCGGGTGGATCGCCAGACCTGACGGGTTCGGCGACTGGCAGCAGCACAAGCGCGGGCAGCGCGTCTGGCAGCACGCCATCACCGCCGACACCACCGGCGCCGACGCCAGGTGGCCACGGGCAGCCGTGGTGGTTCTACCAACAGCCGCGCAAGCCGGAACCGCAACCACCGCGACCCCTGGAGTTGAGCGGGTTCGCCAGCGGTCGAGGTCGCAGCGCAGGCAGGGTGGCCGGGTCGGTCAGCACCTTTGCGGTCATTGCACAGACGCAGCGCAGCACGGGCGCGGTGGCTGGTGCCAGGTGGCCGGATGACTTTGAGATTGCACGGCGCGAACGCATCGCGCGTGATGACGACCTAATACTTATGGAGTTTGCATGATTACCAGCGGCCAGGTAACAGTCGGCACGGCCACACCAGTCCTGCTCGGTGGCGCTCACGCCGGGTCCAGCAAAATACATATTCACAACCAGGACAACACAAAGGTGGTCTACCTCGGTGGCTCCACCGTGACCCCGGCGACAGGTCTACGGCTGCTGAAGGAAGACTCCATCGAGTTGGACCTGTATGCGGGCGAGGCTGTATTTGCCATCAGCGACTCCGGCAGTCACACGGTCTCCTGGTTGCGTCAGACCAGCTGATGCCGTACTTCATCACCGATCAGGCGCAGGGCTGCGATGGTTGGGCCACGATCAAGGACGACGGCGAGGTCATCGGCTGCCACACGACCAAGCAGGCCGCCATTGACCAGATGGTCGCGGTCAGCATCGCGGAAGGGCTCGAGCCAGGTGGCGAGCGGGCCGACGCACCCGCACCGCCGTCCGATCAGATTCAGGGCAGCGACGAGAACGAACCGGGCAGCGCTGGTGGCAAGACTGGCAACATCACCCTGGACGATGCCACCGAGACTGCGCTGAGCCGGAAAGCCACGGAGCACAACGACGCCATGGCTGAACGCGATAGGCCAGCCTGGACACGGGTACGCCTGGGTGCGCTGCGCTCGGTGTACCGCCGTGGTGCTGGCGCCTACTCGACCAGCCACCGGCCCGGTGTCACCCGTGGCGCGTGGGCGATGGCTCGCGTCAATGCGTTTCTGTTCCTGGCGCGCACAGGCCGACCTGAGACTCCCGCTTACATCGGCGACAATGACCTACTGCATCCAGATCATCCACGGTATTCAGGATCGAGGACCGTGGAAGTCCGACAGGTGTCCGTCCCTGAGTATGTCCGTGACGCGGCTGCGCGTGGCTTGGAACTGAGGCGCGAGGGTTTCGGCGGCGACGGCCTGACAGACCAGACGATCCGCGAGGCGCGGCTCATGGCTGACGGCGAGATGTCGGACAGCAAGGTGGTCAGGGCTAATGCCTGGGCCGCACGTCACGCCGTGGACCTAGACGCACCCGCGAACCGCGACCCCGATCATCCGCAATGGCCGGGTGCTGGCGCTGTCGCTCACTACTTATGGGGAATAGATCCCCTCGACCCAGGACCGGCAAGGCGCTGGCTGGAGAGGCAGGCAGAGATGCTGCAAGAGGACCGTGCGCTACCCGACAACTACCGGCCAGCGCTGTCACCAGACGTCCCTGAGGGGCGCGCGTGCGGCAACTGCCGTTTCTACAACGAGGCGATGGTGCAGGGCGACAAAGCCTGGTGCGAACGCTGGGACGACTATGTGCGTGGCGATTACTATTGCAACGCATGGCAGGCTGATGAAAGGGCCACAGACATGAGCAAGGTTGAGTTCCGCACCTTCGGTGCCGAGATCACCGAGATGCGCCAAGCCGAGACTGGCGACGGCATGACATTCGGCGGGTACGCCTGGAAATACGACGTTCCGAGCCTGCCGCTGGGTCACGGCTTCACCGAGCGCATCGCACCTGGAACCTTTACCCGGTCGCTGAAGTCCCGCGTGGACATTCGCGCCTACGTCAATCACAATGACGAGCTGCTGCTGGGCAGCACCCGCGCCAAGACGCTGCGCATCGAGGACCGCGCGGAGGGTGGCTATGTGGAGATTGACCTCCCCGATACCACGGCAGGCCGCGACATCAGGACCCTTGTCGCTCGTGGCGATATCACCGGGATGTCTTTCGGGTTCTCTACTGTCAAGGACTCCTGGAGCGACGACGGCACCGAGCGCACGCTTATGGCTGCGAAGCTGCACGAGGTTTCGGTGGTGACAGGCGTGCCTGCATACCCGCAAACCACCGCGAGCGTTCGCAAGTTGCAGACGCTTGCCACTCGGACGGCGACCGACGTGGACGAGTTGAGCGACGCCATGACCGCGTTGCAGGCTGGTGAACTGACTGAAGACCAGGCGCACCTGTTGCGCAGCGTGGTGGACAAGGTTGCACCCGCGCCAGACCCTGCCGTGCCGACTGCGATCCTCGCCGCGAAACTCGCACTCGCTGAGAAGGCTCTAGGGCTCTAGCCCTCGGGGGTGATTGGTAAGCCGCAGCGCACACCCGCAAGTCGGAGCGCTGCGAACTCGGGTTCGACTCCCGACACCTCCACCACACATCTGAGCGTTCCGCCGATGTGACGTCCTGAGCGTTCCGCCGGACATTCATCCTGCATACCTACAACCACTAAGGACAAACATGTCTTACCTCGAAAGCCTTCTTGAGGCTCAGAAGAAAGACCTGCACGATGCCCGGTCATACCTTGACCGCGCCGAGCAGGAGAAGCGCGACCTCTCTGTTGAGGAGCGCACCGCGTGGGACGCGCTGAATGGCCGCATGGACGAGCGCCAGGACCACATCAACACCGTGCGCGCTGCCGAGCAGCGTGACGCGCGCATCGCCGACCAGTTCGCTTCAGCGCCGGAGTTGCGCGCCGAGGTTCGCACCGCCGCTGCGGAGTTGTCGGACGCCGACATCATCCGTCAGTTGGCGACCGGCGAGCGTCGGACTGCCACCTTTGAGCGTCGCGCGCTGTCTGGCGCTACCGCCACCAAGGGGCCGGAGACCGTGCCCCAGGGTTTCTACGACGTCATCCAGGAGCAACTGGCCACGCTGTCCCCGATGCTCGACAACTCGGTTGTGACCGTTCTCAACACCACAAGTGGCGAGGACATCAAGGTGCCGGTGCAGACCGCACGGCAGAACGGGACCGCAACCGCTGAGGGCGCGACCTACGCAGAGTCCGATCCGACGTTCACCAGCATCACACTCCGGGCCCACAAATTCGGGACCCTAACGCTCGTTTCGAATGAGCTGCTTCAAGATACAGGGATCGACCTCGTTGGCTTCCTCGGACGCCAGATGGGTCTCGCGCTCGGGACGGCCATCGGGAATGTTTTGACGCAAGGGACCGGGACTGTGCAACCTAACGGCCTGGTTTTCGCGCTCGGCACCGCGCCTGCGGTGACCGGCGGCACGGGCGTCTCTGGCGCTCCGACTGCCGACAATCTCATTACCCTGATGCACGCGGTCGACAGCGTTTACGCTGCTCAGCCGGGTGCTGGCTGGATGATGAGCCGTGCAACCCTCGGAACGGTTCGAGCCCTCAAGGACAACAACGGCTCGTACCTGTTCAACCCCTACGCAGATGCGGGGGTCGTCGGGCGTCTCTTGGCTTATCCTGTCTATGAGAATCCCTTCGTTCCCGCCATCGGTACGGCTGCGGCGTCGGCAACGCTCGTCGGCAAGTCCATCCTGTTCGGCGATCTCCGCGCTTACCACACCCGCTTGGTTGGTGGAGTTGAGATCGTCCGTTCGGACGAGGCGTACTTCACCTCCGACCAGGTTGCCTTCAAGGCGCGCGTGCGCGTCGGTGGCGACCTCGGTGGTGGACGCACCGACGCGGTGAAGTTCTTCCGCGGCGGCACCGCCTAACCAGGAACAAGCGGGAGGGGCCGGGTAACCCTCGGTCCCTCCCCCACCTACCCCCGAGGGCGTTAGGGCGCAGGACTAGCGCCCTCGGGTCTCCCTGCGAATACCTGCGAACTAAGGAACCTGCGATGGATCGTGCAGCACGTCGGCGCGCTAACCGCCGAGGGATAGACCCGGTGACTGTCCTCTGGCATAGCAATGCTCCCTGGACCGGGACCGGCTACGGGACACAAACCAAGCAAGCCGTGGAGCGTATGCAGCGCGACGGTCACCACGTGGCCATCAACTGCAACTACGGGATCTACGGAACCACCACCGACTACGACGGCATCCCCGTCTACCCGATGGGAGTGGACCCGTACAGCAA